CCTATGAATATTATTTAGATAGACCAGAAAAAGCAAACGGAGGAATTATGAGAAATTTTTATGCACAAGGTGATGAAGTTGAAGAGTTTCAAGAAGACGATCTTTCTGAAATTGAATTAATGAAAGATCAAGGGATTCCCTATGGTGAACAAGTCAAGGCTCAGGATTCAGGCATCATGCAAATGGCTGATAGAGATCCTTTATTAGAAGACGAATATAATAAATACAGATTTGATATGTTAGAGCAAGGTTTAGAGCCTATGGACTTTGATAGTTTTAGAAGAGAAGCTATGAGTGATCAAGCAGCTATCGATCCTAAAATTAGAATCGAAGAAGTTGTAAAAGAATTTATTAGAGAAAAAGGACGTAAACCAAAATCATTAGATGAGCTAAAAGAGTTTTTCGAAATGAGAATGGGCACAGCTAAAGATCCTGGAATGGAAGTTGTTAAAGAATTAGTTGAAGATGATAAAACTAGAATTACTTTAGCTGGTGGATCTTTCCCTGATCTATCTGGTGATGGAGAAATTACACAAGAAGATATCTTAATTGGTAGAGGTGTTATCAAAAGAGATAAAAAACAATCAGGCGGTTTAGCAGCAATACTAGGAGTTTAAATTGAAACTCCACGAGTACAACGAGATGATGGCGTATCTTACGCGTCGAGAGAATTTTGCTGACGGCTCACCTCCACCAAAAAAACCTTACAGCTCAGTTCAGTTTAAAAATACAACAGACACTTTATTACAAGGGGTATATGGAACTGGAAAGTCTTCCAACGCTTTTCTTGTAGACTTGATGCAAAAAGAATTAAACAAGGCCGTTGAAGAAGGTGTTGTTACAATGCAAGAAGGTCTTGAGTTTATTAAAGGCCGAAAAGATTTCTACGACAATTATATAAAAGAACAAAGTGAAACTACAGAAGGTCGTATTGGTTTACCAGAGATAGAAGAGAGAACTGAACTTGTTGAAGGTGGATTACTTAAAACAGGACCTAATACAGGTAAGTATGTCTTAAGAAGTAAAATAGATGGAGAAAGAGCTAGAAGATTTTTTGATACTAAAGAAGAGTTTGATGAAGCTGTAAAAATATCTCAAGCAAAAAAAGGTGGTGGTGCAAGAGACATGAGTGAAAGAATAAGTAAACCCACTAACTCTGAAATAGAAATATCTGAAAAAGTATATGGAGATAAATATAATAAAAAAGGCACTGAACTTTGGAAATCTTTAACGGTAAAAGAAAGAGGAGGTATCCGACAAGGGACAACCACTGGCGGAAAAAAAGGTCCAGAAGGTCTTGGTGTTACTGAAGAAGGTAAACCAGTTTATCAAGTTAAAAGAGAAAAAGCTTTAAAAAGAAACGCCCCGTTTTTTCAAAAAGGAACTAAAGATTTTCAGTTTCATCATATCATGAATATTGGTGGAGAGATACCTTTAGACACAAATGATATTGCAGTTATTTCTAAAAAGATGAATATAAAACTTGCACCCTATAATAAAAAATTAAATAACATAGCAGATGAAATTTCTGATTTAATTAATGCTCAGTCTGATGGTTACTTAAAAAAAATAGAAACTTTAAATACTCAAGCAGAAGGAATTGTTAAAAATGCAACCAAACAATTACCTAAAGAATATAAAAATTTAATTGGTTTTAATAAAGTAATTCCAGTATTTGATGAAAATGCAACGGTTATAGATTTCACTGCTAAAAAAGTTGGAGGTAGTAATCAAAAACAACCAGGAATAAAATTAGAAAATTTAACAAATAAACAAGCAAGTGCATTAAGAAAACAAATTAAATCAGATGCAGTAAGTTTTTCAAAAACCGGCGTAAAAGATAAAATACTTTCAGGAGCAGGTAAAGTTTTAAAAGCAGCTGGTAAAGTTATTAAACCAATAGGATATGCATATGGTACTAAAGCTTTGTTTGATGCTCAAGCTTTAGCAAAAGAACAAGGCTTAGAATTATCCCTTGCTGATAAAGCAATGGCTATTGATTCTGGAGATCCTTACGTAGCTTTAGATAATTATAATAGAAGAAATATACCAGGCTATTCTGAAAAACAAAATGCTATAACTTTAGGCAAGTTTCAAGACGATTTTACAGAAGTAGGAAAAGATTCAACATTCGGGAAATACAATGACCAAATCAAAAACATCAAGCTACCCTAAAACCTGGCTCCTGCCGCCTGAATCAGGACCCACGCCTCAGGGGTTGAATATTAACTATAATACTGTTAAGACAGTGAAACTGGAGAAAATAAAAAATGGCAGACAAAATAGACAAGTCCCTAAATCAAGGACCAAGAGGTAGTGCAGTAATACCGGGTGAAGAAGTATTAGAAGAAGCTGTTCAACAGGAAGTAGTAGAAGAGCAACAAGCACCAGGAGACATTGAAACAACAGAATTAGAAGATGGATCAGTACAAATAGATTTTGATCCAGCAACAGCACAGCCGGAAGGTGGTGATGAGCATTATGCTAACTTAGCAGAGTTTTTACCAGACGAAGTTTTAGATGAGATGGGTGCAGACCTTTCTCAAAAATATCAAGATTATCAAATGGGTAGAAAAGAATGGGAACGTACTTACACTCAAGGTTTAGATCTTTTAGGTTTTAAATATGATATGAGAACAGAACCTTTTCAAGGAGCGAGTGGTGCAACTCACCCAGTTCTTGCAGAAGCAGTTACACAGTTCCAAGCTTTAGCTTACAAAGAATTATTACCAGCTGATGGTCCAGTTAGAACAGCTGTGATTGGTGCACCTAGTGAAGAAAAAACTAAACAAGCAGAACGTGTTAAAGATTTTATGAACTACGAGCTCATGGAAAAAATGAAAGACTATGAGCCCGACTTTGATCAAATGCTATTTTATTTACCATTAGCAGGGTCAGCTTTTAAGAAAACTTATTATGATGAGTTGACTAAAAAAGCTACATCAAAGTTTGTACCGGCAGATGATTTGATTGTACCCTACACGGCTACCTCATTAGACGATGCAGAGGCAATCATCCATCGGGTAAAAATTTCTAAAAACGAATTAAGAAAACAACAAGTTGCAGGATTTTATTTAGATATTGAATTAGGTGACCCTAGACAAGTTGAAGATGATGTTGAAAAAAAAGAAAGAGAATTAGAAGGTCAGAGAAAAACTCAAGACGATGATGTATATACTCTTTTAGAATGTCATGTTAATTTAGATGTTGAAGGTTTTGAAGATCAAGATCCTCAAACAGGTGAACCATCAGGAATTAAAATTCCATACATAGTAACAGTAGACGAAGCTACAAGAAATGTTTTAGCTATTAGACGTAACTATGAAATTGGTGATCCAGATAAAAATAAAATACCATACTTTACTCATTTTAAATTTCTTCCAGGACTAGGCTTTTACGGCTTTGGTTTAATCCACATGATTGGCGGATTGAGCAGAACTGCAACTGCAGCACTCCGTCAGTTATTGGATGCAGGGACTTTATCTAACTTACCTGCTGGATTTAAAATGCGTGGTATTAGAATTAGAGATGATGCACAATCAATTCAACCAGGTGAATTTAGAGATGTAGATGCACCAGGTGGAAATTTAAAAGATTCATTTATGATGTTACCATTTAAGGAACCATCAGCTACATTACTAAACCTAATGGGTATAGTTGTTCAAGCAGGTCAAAGATTTGCATCAATTGCTGATCTACAAGTTGGAGATGGTAATCAACAAGCTGCAGTTGGAACTACAGTTGCTTTATTAGAACGTGGCAGTAGAACAATGTCAGCTATCCACAAAAGAATTTACTCTTCGCTAAAAAATGAATTTAAATTATTAGCAAGAGTATTCAAATTATATCTACCACCGGAATATCCGTATGACGTAGTTGGGGGTCAAAGAACAGTTAAACAAACAGACTTTGATGACAGAGTAGATATATTGCCAGTTGCTGATCCCAACATCTTTTCTCAAACTCAGCGTATTTCCCTCGCACAAACAGAGTTGCAGCTGGCAACCTCTAACCCACAAATGCACAATATGTATCAAGCGTATAGAAATATGTATGAAGCTTTAGGTGTAAAAGATATTGACACATTATTAATTAAGCCACAACAACCACAACCAATTGATCCAAGTTTAGAAAATATTATGGCACTAAGTGGTAAAAATTTTCAAGCTTTTCCTGGTCAAGATCATAGAGCACACATAACTTCACATTTAAATTTTATGGCAACTAACATTGCAAGAAATAATCCTGTGGTTATGGCTGCAATGGAAAAAAATATTTTTGAACATATTAGTTTAATGTCTCAAGAACAAATTGAATTAGAGTTTCCTACAGAATTACAACAATTAGCTCAGATGAATCAGATGGCTCAGAACAATCCACAAATTGCACAACAAGCTCAACAGATCAGTCAAAAGATTGAATCGAGAAAAGCTGTCTTAATTGCTGAAATGATGGAAGAATTCTTAAAAGAAGAGAGAGAAGTTACTTCTGGTTTTGGTGATGATCCAATTGCTAAGTTAAGAGCAAGAGAATTAGATCTTAGAGCAGCTGATAATGAAAGAAAAAGAAAAGAAGGTGAAGAGAGAATTAACCTTGATCGTATGAAAGCAATGATGAATCAGCGTGAGCATGAAGATAAGCTTGATCAAAACGCAGATTTAGCAAAAATGAGAGCTGAAACATCTATTGAAAAAACAATTCTTAGTAAATCAATACCAAATGTAGATAAAATGATACCAAGTGTAGAGATTGAAAAGTATGAAGGAGAAAATAGATAGATATGGCTAAGTTAGATATCAAAAAAGCAATAAAAAAACCTGGATCGCTAAGAAAATCTCTTGGAATTAAAAAAGGCAAGACAATTCCTGCTTCAAAATTAAAAACAGCAGCTAAAAAACCAGGAAAGCTTGGACAAAGAGCAAGATTTGCTATAACATTAAAAAAGTTGAAGAAAAAATAGGAGAAACTATGAACAAAAAAGATAAATTTTTTGTAGCATCTGAAGAAATAGGAATTCCTTCTCAAAATATTGAGTTAGACCCTAGATCTATAACTACAGCCAATGGTATGCCAAGAAACTACATACCAACTGGAGATAAAACTGAAGTTAGAGGTACTAAAAGAATGCTAGCTAACAAAAAGAAAACAGCAACTTGGTACTAACATGTGGTTATCGGCAATTAAATTAGCCGTCTCTGCTGGTAGTAAAATTTATGCTAACAAGCAGAAGGCAAAAGTCGCAATGTCTGATGCACAGCTATTGCACGCTGAACGACAAGCTCGTGGTGAGGAAGCTTACCAGGGAAAATTGTTAGAGGCACGTCAAAACGATTATAAGGACGAATTTGTCCTCGTAATATTGTCTGCCCCAATAATTGTGCTCGCTTGGGGAGTCTTCTCGGACGATCCGGGCGCTCTCGATAAGGTAAAAACTTTCTTCGAGCATTTCGCGGCGCTTCCGACCTGGTTCAGTACCCTTTGGATCCTTGTCGTCGGAAGTATTTTTGGTATAAAGGGAACACAAATATTTAAAAATGGAGGAAAAAAATAATGGCAAACAATAGATTTAATAAACAAGTTGCTAATTCAAGAACGCCAATGAAAGTTGGTGGAAGAGCAATGAAAATGGGTGGTGGAATGTCTACTGCTAGAAAAGACATGGAGTCTGGTTATTACAAAGATGACATGGGTATGAGAGGCGGAGCTATGTATAAAAAAGGTGGTTCTGTTAAGAAGAAGAAACAAGGTTACAAAGATAGAAAAGATGAATCAATTGCAATGAGAATCAAAAAGAAAAGAACTCCAAAACAATTGAAAGCATCAAGAGATGAGTCTTATGGTAAGTTTGGTTCTAAAGCTAAAAAAAGCGGGAAGATAAATAGGTAGTATTATGGCTAGAGTAACAATGGGTCAAACCAAAGAATATTCTTTACCTGATCAAGTTAAAGTT